TTAAAAAAGAACTTTATATTGTTGTTGTATAATTACCAGTTATAGTTAAATTTAGTTGTGTTGCTGCCCAATTATAAGCTGCGTCATTAGTAGTCCAGTCTGTTGTATAATCTGGTAAACCCATTACAAGGTTACCTTGTGTTAATTGTAATAAAGATGAATCTAATAATTGATAGTAAAATGTTGCACTATCTTTTAAATTATCATTGATACAGATTAGACTAAAAATTGTTGCTGTATCAGTTTTTCCATTGTACCAAATAGTTATAGGTGATATAGTTTTCATAAATTATTTTTTATGTTGATGATGTAGATGCTAATAAATAATATTGTACACCGTTAATTAATATCGATACTTTAGTTGTTACTGTATTTAAAACTGATGCTGATACTGAATTTCCAATTTGTATAGGTACACTAAAAATAGCATTTGTTGTACTCATTGCGAATCTTGTAGTTCCACCTATTGAAAAATCAATACCAGTTGAATATGAATTTGAAAATCTTATATTACTAGCTTGTATAAAAATACCCATATCTGCATTTGTACCATTACCACAAGCAAATGCTTGTCCATTGTCAGACCTTCCTATGAATATTGCATTTGTAGTTAAATTGCTTGTAAATAAACTAGTGCCATTTACTATTAATTTTTGCCCTGTATCTGTTGCAGGATTACCCACTAATAAATTACGAGCTGCTGTTATTCGTACTGCTTCTTGAGTATTAGTACCATTATAAATACCAAAAATAATAGGAGATGCCGTTGTATTACTATTAAAAAAACAAAAATCACCGCTCACTGAACTTTGTATAAAATTATTTGCTGCTGTTGATATGCCTATACCACAACTTAAAATACCACCAGTACCAGCATCTCTTAACCTTAAACTTGGTGCATTAGCACCTATTGCTACAAAATGATTATCACTTGTTGAACTATTAACTACTAATAAACCGCTACTAGTTACAACTGTACCAAAAAAACTTTGTCCTGTATTTTTTATTGTTAATCTTGGTAATGTATTTAAAACATCAGTAATAACAAAATCATTAGCTGCTGCATTATAATTGTTTTGTAAAGTCCATTTACCTACACCAGCTAACTGTAATTGAATAGCTGCATTTGTTACACCTGTACCATTAAAAGTAGCCTGTAAACCTGTTCCGCTATGTATATCTAATCTATTACTTGCTGGTATAGTTGTTCCTATACCTATACCATTACCACTTGTTGAAATTCCTACTGTTGTGCTGCTTCCGTTTGTTGTAACTTGTTGCAAAGTTCCAGTAGTTCCAGCACCAGAATCTGCTATCTGTATCCATGAGCTACCCGTATCTCGATAAATTCCAGTACTTGGTGAATCTGAATCTACAAATAACCTACCTGTAAAACTTGCCGCTGGTCTGTTTGCTAATGCAGCAGCATAAAGTGCTGGTGATGCTAATTGGTTTAATACATCCAATTTTACTTCTATGTTGCTTGCCATTTATTAAATATTTATATATCTTTTTCTGATAATAACGCAATTATTTCCTGTTGCACTAGTTCCAAAATTGACAAAGAATTTTTGATTTGTTATTTCTCCAGCATTACCGCTAATGCTAAAAGATTGATTAGTTTGTAATGGTACATTTTCAATATTTACTACTGATGTACCATAATTTATAAATGTAACAGTATTACAATCTGTTTCAACATATTGACTTACATCAACAGTATAAAAATCAGTTGCATATTTAACTACATCAATATTTATGTTTGTTGCCATTTTATAAAGTTTGTGGTAATTTAAATTTTACACCGCTTAAACTATATTTAACATTATAAGATGCTTGTTCACTTATAGGTATTATAGCTTCTGCTACTTGTTCTGCTGGTGATACTAACTTTGATTGATTTAATATAATAGGTGTATCAATACTTGCTGTAACAGGTTTATAATATTTTTTGTATAAATAAAATAAAGCATAAGCACCTAATGCATAATATATGTAATTACTTTTTTTCATATTAAATTGTTTGTATTTCATTTGAATAAACAAAACCAGCTAAACCATTTTGAAAAACATCACCAAATACTATTGAAATAGTTCCATCTGGGTTATTTTGTGTTACAGTCATGCCTAAATTAGCAGTATCATAAGTGTAAATCAATTCACCATTACGATTATAAACTTTAGTACCTACTTTACTATATACTTGTTGTGTTCCACTTGGTGCATCTGTTTGGTCAACATAAACAGTGCCTTTTAATTTTTTACCTTTATTTTTAAAAGAAGAAAAAAGAACTATTGCACCTATTAATAGAAAACCATATAAATATAATGATGTATTTTTTTTATCTATCATTTTGGTAAGTTTGAAACGTAATTATTTAATGTTGTTAATTCTGAACTGCTTAAACCATCCCAAAAAAATAAACCACCACCTGTTTTAAGAAATTCGTAAAAATCTATGTTATGCATGCTATTAAAGGCTGTAACCATCATATTTACATCACCTTGTGTTTTGCATTGTTTAAATGCATTTAAAATATAACTACTTGCATTAATACCAAAAAAATTAAAAGCACCATACACATTATGTGCTAATGTTTCTGCTGTTGTTTTACTTATAGTATATGTATAACCAGATCCACTTGGGTTATATACTGGTAATTTAATACCAGCCTGTTCTGCTGCTAATTGAGCAGCTGATTTAACTAAACCTAATTTTGTAAGTATAGGCTTAACTATTAAAAAATAGGTTAAACCAGCACCAGCTGCATAAGTTGCTACTTTTATAATAATATCCTTGTTAACTTTTGCCATATTATAACATTAATAACAATGAATTTAATTTAACATTACTCATTTTATTTAATGCATGTAAATGTTCCAATGTTACACCTTTATGCATTAAACTTTCAAGTATTTCAATAGCTTCTGAATATTCTACTTCACTTTTAGGTATTCCAGCAATAGCTGCTGGTTGTGGTGAATTACCAGAAATAAACCTACCAATAGCACCAATTAACATAGATTGAACTTCTGGATTCTTTAAAATACCAGCTAAACCATCTTCTTCTGGTTCTTCAATATCTAAATCATCTTCTGCCTCTATTGCTGAAATTCTACTAACTAACATTTTGTTTTGTTCTAATAATTGTTCTAATAAATATTCTGTTTTACTAGAATGATTATTTTGATTTTGTAGAACAGCACCTAAATGTTGTGGTTTGTTAAGTTGAAAAGTAATGTTAGTTGTTTCTGGCTTTTGACCTTTACGACTAACATTACTAAACACTTGTATCAAATATTCGTTTGCATTATCACCACAATTTTTTAAATCGTGTAATGCTCTATGTAATTTTTCTAAACCATCTTCTTTAGTACCAACAAATGAATATCTACAATAGCTTTCTGTTGGATTCATTCTAGCATATATTTTAAAATTTTCGCCATCTGAATTTTCGTAAAAATCCATTACTTGCTCTATGCTATAAAGTTCTGCCTTAAAGTTTGCCATTGTTATAAAATTTAAAAGTGGTAAAAAATACCTATTGAATAAGCTACGTTTGTAGTACTTAATGCACTAGGTAAACTAATAAATGATTTAGTCCAGCTTATCGTAATTCCATTAATATCTAATGGGTCATTTTGATAAGGGTCTGTTGCACTGTTTACAATGTTGTTAAATTCTAGAATTGGTATTCGATAAATTAACTGTAAATCACCTTCGTACAAAGTAATAAAACTTTTTTTCATATCAGCAGTAGTAACTGGTGTTGAACCTGTTAATGGTGTTGCTGAAATAGTACCAGCGGTGTAAAAAACGATTCGGTCAATTTTTGCATTTCGCAAATTTGGTAAATCGGGCAGATTAAACTGGGTTAAGGTCGAACCACTTGGTACATTTACCTCAACACTTTCAAAACGTGTTACTTTCATAATAATTTAATTTTAATGTTTAAAAAAGTGCTGGTGTTGACCTACACCAGCGAAAGTTTTTCACTCTATTTAAAGGTGAAATAAGAACATTCAAATTATTTTACAGAAGAACAGTTTTGCAACAATATACCTCTAAAAATTGCACATACATAAGTATTAGAATCTAAAGTTGTTGGAGCAGCTGGTAAATTCAAATTAATTTGATAGTTAGCAGCACCATTAATAACAATATTAGGTTCAACACTATATACAGTATCTTCACTAGCATCTACTTGGTTAATTGGAAAAACTGTTTGAGCAGTGATACCAACACCTTTTTGTGTTTGTGGAACAAAATAATGCTTCAAACAATCCCATGCTGGTAAAATTTGTTGGTTATTTGCAATAATAGAAATATTACCATTATATACGTTCATTAATTGAGCATAACCAGTAGTAAATACAGTTGGGTCTGGGTATTCATAGAAAGGAGCAATACCAGAAGATGCAGCACCAGAAACCAATAGTAAAGAAATTTCAGAAATTACAAATAAATCTTGAAGATTTAAAAGTTTTAGTCGAACGTTCGTATTTGAACTATTTTGGTTTACCAAAATTGGTAAATTGTAAGTTGCAGCAGTTGTAGTTAACAATGCTTCAGAACGTAAATATGATTGAGTAGCTACTGCATGACTAGTGTCATATCCTAATTGATTAACAAGTGCCTTGCTTTGTTCGTAAACCAATCTTGCCCCCATTTGTGAGTTTGCCATAATTATAATTTTTAAATTTTATTAATTGTTTTTAATTTTTTAACATTTTTCCATTTCTGCCATTGCTGCAATACCAGCTAAATAATTACCAGATGCAGTTGAATAACCTGCCATGTAATTACCTTGTGATGTTTGGTAACCTGCAATTTTAGCTACTGGTTTGTTAGCATAAAAATCCATTGCTCCAATTCCAGCCAATGCTGGTAAAGCAGTCTGTGCTAATTTTAAACCACCTACTGCAATCATACCAGTTCCTAAGTTTTTACCTAAATCTGATTTAATAATTTTAGGTAAAATTAAACCCAATGCAATCGGTGCTGCTCCATCAATTAATGTTTTAGTTCCAGCAGCTGTTGTAGCTGGTAACATTTTATCAACAAATTTACCCAATGCTTGTGCCGCTACTGCTCCAGCAATAACTGTTACAGCTGACATAATACCACCTTTTACACCACTCATTGAGTGACGGCGGCGGCTAACCTTTCTTTTTGCGTGATGCTTTTTTCTGCGTGCCATTTTGTTTTTTTTTTAATTTTACTTTGCTAAATAATCAATATAATTTTTAGCGTTACTTAATGTGATAAATTTTTGGTCGATTAAATCAATAACAAAAAAGTATTTTGTATCAATTCCATCTGTAAACTTTTTCCTCTCAATGTAAAATCCATTGTAAAAAATGACTGGGTATTTCATTTGTTTTTGGTTTGGGGTTTATTAAATATAGTTAAGTCCATAGTATTTGATATGCGTAATATCCAGCTGTTCCTTTCACTAATCTATCTTTTTTATGCCTAATCTTATACAATCTTTTTCTTTCTTCTGCTACCTCTTTGCCGTAATACTTTAAATAATATGCAAAATCCATTGAACCATAAGAACCAATACTAACTAAAAAATAACCTTTATTATTGTAAACATCTATTTTTTTAGTCTTTTTTAAACTAGGTCTTACAATTACTTTTAATTGTTTCGCTCTGGTTCTAGTATGTGGTAGTATTACATACATTAAATATGCTTTTTTAATTCTCTTGTATGTGTTTTTAATTCACTTATAATTTTTTTAAATTCACTTATAAGCTGCTTTGCAATAATTTTTTCTTCTTTATTGTAACTTACCATTTTTCTTTTTAAAATATCTATCCTCAAATCATACATCGCAATATCTTTATTATTTTTTATTAATTTTTCAATTAATTCATGTTTAACAGTTCCAATGCTCATGTGTTTATGTTGTGCTTCGTCTAATCTATCAACTTCTTTTTTTACTTTGTGAATCTTGTTTAAAATTGTTTTTTCACTAGGTTTTTTTGCTGCTTTCTTTTTTAATGGTGAACGAAGAACTTTCTTTTTAATTACACCAACTTTTTTAACTACTTTCTTTTTTGCTGCTTTTTTAACTGTTACTACTTTTTTAGTAACTGTCTTTTTTCCTTTGACATGTGCAAATGCTTGTTTAAGACTGCAACCAGTCTTTTTCCTGTATTCTATTGCTTTTTTAAAGTTTTCTCTTGCTTTCTTTTGTGCTAAACTTTGCATTATTTTTTTATTTTAGTTATAGCAAAAATAGCTGCTCCAGCTAATGCTAATATTACATAAATATTAATACCAGCTTTTTTAACTGGTGTTCCTGTTGGTGTTATTTCTATTTCTGGTGGTGGTGTTAATGAATTTTTAATTTCAATCATATATTGTTGTTTAAAAGCATTTGCTTCATCTACAAAACCACCTCTTTTTAATTTATCTGCAATATCATCTAAAGTAATAGTTCTTTTAAACCATGTACTATATCCTATTAAATTTTTAAAACCTTTACTTTTTATATAACTAATTATGTTTAAGGCTTCATTTTCTACACTATCACCATCCAAAATAACCCATTGTAAAACATTAGTACCTGTAGGAGCTCCAATCTGTTGGTCTAATGCATCCCAACCTACCCAATCATTTGGGTTTGGTTTATTTGCAAATAAATTAGCTAATAATTTTATATGTGCTATTGCAAAATTAATATCTGCTATTGGATTTAAACCACCACTTGCTGCTACTAATGCAGCAGCTTCTGCATCTTTTATAGCAGCTTGTTTTGTTTGTTCATCCCAATTTAAACCTATAAATGCCATTATATTATTTTTTTAATTTTGTTATAGCAAAAATAGCTGCTCCAACTAATGCTAAAGTAATAAATATGTTTATACCAGCTTTAGAACCTGTTGGTAAATTACCTCCAGATGGTATTGGTGGTTTTGCATAATAAGTAGCTTTTATTGCTGCTGCTTCTTGTGGAAAACCTCCCCTTCTTAATTTATCTGCTATATCATCTATTGTAATAGTTCTTTTAAACCATGTACTATAACCTATTAAATTATTAAGACCTTTAGATTTAATATAACTAACTATGTTTAAGGCTTCATTTTCTACACTATCACCATCTAAAATTACCCATTGTAATACATTTGTTCCAGTAGGTGCTCCAATCTGTTGGTCTAATGCATCCCAACCTACCCAATCCCGTGGATTTGGTTTATTAGCAAATAAATTAGCTAATGTTTTAATTACATCAGCAATTAGTTTACTATTATCTTGTTGACCATCATCTGTGCTTTCACCAATTCCAGAAAGTGCTACTAGTGCCATATTAATATTTTTATCTTTATAAATTGAAGGTTGTTTCTTTTGATTGAAATTAGGTAGAACTGCATCACACCAAATTTCATTGTTTTTATTTGGATTTATAACACAAAAAACGTGTTCTAAATTGTTTGAAAAATCATTATAACCTGCAAAACGAAATGACAATTTACAATCAATTAAACCCTTTCTTCTTAAACTGTCTAAAATTCCATTACTAAATAAACTGTATGTTTTACAGTCTGCTGGTACTCCGCTAACAATAGAACTAGGTGAACGCAAAGTTTGCATATCATCAGATTCTATTTTGTATGGTACATTTTGTTTTAAAAATGACCATACATTATAACAAGTACTTTCTAAATTATTACCTAAAAAAAACGTGGAAATTTTATCGTACTGGCTTTTATATTGTTCATGTGTGTTTAAAATGCCTGTAATAATATCTCCTACGTTTTGATTTTGCATGATAACCCTTTGGTTATTCATGAAGGGGGGTAATTTTTGTAATAATATGTTTTTATTTACCATTATACGTTTATATTAAAATGGTAAGGTACAGGTATTCCGTCAACAGTAGCATATCCAGAAATATCAAAGTTTTCTGCTTTGTTATAAAAAAAATCTGCTACTGTATTCAAAAGGCTGTTTGTATTTGTTTGAATATTTAAAGGAACTATTATAGAACTACCAGCATCTATGCTGTAAATTCCATTTATTGAAAGAATACCTATCTTATTTTTTTTGCTATCTAAAATGTAACCATCTAAACTGGTAACCCTCGCTGTTAATTGTGTTGGGTTACTTACAACCAGATCTACTTTAATGTTAGGATTCAATAAACCACCATCAAATTTTACATTTCCAACCTCAATCTTCACATTTTGCAATAAAACGTATTTTTTCCATGCCCACCATGCCGCAAAACCAAAAATTGCTACTGTTAACATGATTTTACCTTTCATTGAGTCAAATTTAAATCAAAATTATGAATTTAATGTTAAATTTTTGTTAAACAGGGTGTATTGGTTTAAATCTTTGGTTTAAAAGGGATATCTTGCGGCATACCTATGGGATGACGCAAGGATACCTAAATATACCCTATTTAGTTTTTATACTAACCCACATTTTAACCCACTTTACATAGTTCTTATTTCGCCTTTAAGAATAACCTTTAAGTATAGACATAAAAAAACCAGCATTTTAGCTGGTCTTTTAGTTTAATCGAGTAATTGAGTAATCGAGTAAGTATTTTTTATAGTTTTAAATAATCTTTATCTGCTCAACAAAGGCTTTAGTTTTTTTATTATATACATTTATTGCTTTTGCTCCTATAGTGGCTGCAAAGGCTTTAAAATTGTCTAAATGCCTAATATTGTGATACTTTGTTGGTCGGCGGTTTATTTCTTCTGAAAAAAATAAAATGCAAGTGTAGTAATTCATAAAAGTTTATTATCTTTGAAATGAAAGAAGAACCTTCTCTTAATAAAGGGGTTTATTAGAAAGGAGCAGCAATTTATTGCTGCTTTTTTTATTGTTTATAAGTTTTATCATAGTAATTAAATGCTAATGGTATTTCATCATTTATTGTATCTTTTGCTCCTTGTAAATAAGCTTCAATTATTTGATATTTTTGTACATTTTTTGCTAGATTATAAACATTCTGTAAATCTTCATGTTTAATAATATATGTAGGTTGTGGCATTTCTGTATTAACTAAATTAATTACAAAAAATTTAAGTGCTAAATCATTGTTTTCGTTTGTCATTTTTTTAAATTGTTTTTGTTTTTATTAGAAAATTTATATATTCTAATGCATCTGATAACTGCATTCTTTGACCTTCTAAATGTTCCAATGTAAATCTATCTTCATCAGCTTCAGCATACATTCTTTTTTCTACATGACGTAAATTTTCTAAAAAATAAATTTTCAATTCTAATAATTCTTGCATTTTGTTTAGTTTTTAATTTTGTATAAATCTGATTCTTTATAAATCCAATTTTTTTCAATCCATTCTTTAATAATTCCTTTACTGGCTGAAATACCTTTACCTGTTAATTCCTGTAAATCATTTACCAGCTGCTTATAACTTTTAGGTGAATACAAAGACCTATGCAATAAATCCTTTTCAGATAGTTCTGTTTTCTTTTGTTTTGGTTCTTTTGTTTCTTTGCCATAAATAGAAACTTGTTGCCATTCACCAGCTACATTAATTAAAGTAATTGGTTCAAAATCATCTGAACTTCTTAAAAATCTACTACTCATTGTAAAAGTTTGTTTTTCTTTATCCTTTACAATCTCAATAGTGCTTTGTGCATATCTATCTGTATTGCTACCTAAATGCCCTAAAGTTGTACCAGCTTGTCCTTTGCCTTGATGCAAAACACCAATGATGCAGCAATTATAAACTTTCGTTAATCTCTTAAACCAATTTATTAATTTTCTGCTTTCTATTGGATCGTTATAATCGAAAATACAATCCAGTAATCCATCCAAAATAACAATAGGAGCTCCAGACATGGCTAAATAATATTCAACCATTGCCAAAATAGCTTTTGGTTCATCTTCTCTAACTGTATATAAACTACACCAATCTGGTATATTATGCATCCCCGAAAACTTTTTTATTCTATCTACTTGTCGGTAAAAATCATAATCAGAACTTTCTGTATCAAAATAGGCTATTTTCCGCCTGTCTGCTGGTAGATGCAACTTCATACCAAATAAATCAGATGCAGTAAATACTGTACTTATTAATGCTGACAATATAGTTGACTTACCTGTTTTTGGTAAACCCGTAATGACTTGAAAATTTTGCGTCGTTGCTATGGTATGCTTACCAATAGTCCATAAAATTTGGTCTTTACTTGGTAAATATTCGGGTTTATACTTTCTATCTTGTAGTAATGTTTCAATGGGGTTTATTATAGTTTCTTCCATTATACATGGTTTTCAAGGATAGCACAAAGTATAAAAGCAATTATTAATACTATAATAGCTTCTAAAGTTTCTTTTTTCATCTTTTAAAATTTAAGTTTTTTAAAGTATCTGGTTAGCATTCCTCGCAAACGATATGTTTTATAAGCTGGTTGTAACCAGTATATAAGTCTATACCGCCAAAATCTAAATTTCATAAACATTTAGATAATTGCAAAATTTCATCTTTAATAGAAGCAATAGAATCTTCCATAAAAATTTTAATTTCACCAGATAAAGAAAAAGGAAAATCAATTTGTGTTAAAGCATTGAATACACCATTTGAGCCGTAAAAGAATAGGTTAACATTGTTGAAAGGATAACAGGAGAGTACCTGTTCTAACTTGTTGATTTTGTCTTGCATTTCCTTCATGGTTGCAATAACTTGTGCTTTCTGTGTCATAATAAAAGGGTTTAGGATATAAATGTAATAACATTTTTGATATTACCAAATTTATTTTTTTATTTATGCACAAAAAAACCTACTAACAAATGTTAGTAGGCTGAACCATCTAAATACACAAACTATTTCACAAAAAGAGCAGCTTCTGCTGTTCTTCTAGCTGTTAAACCATTCATAATGGTTAATCTGCCATTAATTGTAGCTTTATTCCAGTATTGAAATTGATTTGCAACTGTTGCTTTATCAGTTCCAGCATTGAGTAACCTCAATAAAGTACTAGACTTTAAAGCACCTATACCTAAATTGTATGTAAAGCTGGTTAAACTGTCTAATTGATTTTGATTTATAGGAACTTTAACCACTTTTTTAATATCTGCTATAACAGAACCCATTTCTTTGCGTAAATACTCAATGGCTTTATCTTCTGTAATAATATCACCTTGTTTAACTGGTCTTTTTAAATCATAGTTATATATAGTACCATATCCAATAGTCCATGTTCCTGTACCATCATCATAAGCATTTAAGTATTTACCCTCAAAATGCTTTATAAGGCTTTCTGCTGCTGTTGCTGTCATAGTTCCTAATGTTAATATTAATGCTATTGCACCAACAATTAAAAATGTTTTAGTCTGCTGGTTCATCTTTCACTATTGATTTAAACCAATACTAGCATCTTTTGCATGAAATAAACCTATACCCGAAATTATAGCACTAATACCAGTTACAGTATCACCTTTTACAATTTGAGCAATACCTGTAATAATTGCACCAAAACCAAATAAGGATGTTTTCCAATTTTTTAACATATTAATTTTTTGATTTAATAATATAATATCGAATAGCAAATACACCAGATAGTATTGCAACTAATGCAGCAGTAATACTTACATATTGTTGAATAACATTTAAACTTATAAAAGCAGTAGAACCACTAATTAATAATAAAGTATCACCGCTTTTATTCTCCATCTGGTTTAATTTCTTTAATAGCATTTGCAACTAGATTAAATGCTTGTGCTGCTGTAAATGATGCATCCATATTAGGAAATATACCTCCTTTAATGGCTGCATCTAATACTTCTTTTAGTACTTGTAAGGCTTGTTCGTTTTTCATTTGTTTGTGTATTTAAAGGTTAAAAAAGAACTTTATATTGTTGTTGTATAATTACCAGTTATAGTTAAATTTAGTTGTGTTGCTGCCCAATTATAAGCTGCGTCATTAGTAGTCCAGTCTGTTGTATAATCTGGTAAACCCA